TTATGCTTGCAGTCTATCTATATAAGCTTGCATTCTCTCTGCGCTGCTTTGCCTCATCTCATCGGTAACATGACCATAAATATCCAAGGTAAAAGCCACAGACGCATGACCGAGATTTTCAGATACGGTTTTTATATCGTCCCCCGCCCTAATAGCTGCCACGGCATAAGTGTGCCGCAGATCGTGGAACCTAAGGCTTGGCATTTCAATAGACTGAACCACGTTCTTAAACTTCTTATGGACATATTGCTGGCTATAATGGTCGCCAATAGCATTGGTAAAAACAAACCCCCTCTTATTTTCCCATAAAGGGCCGGCCTTTAGCCTGTTTTCTTTTTGAGCCGTCTGTTCTTCCTTTAATATATCCATGATATACGGGGCGGGTACAATCAACCTAGACTTGCTGTTTTTCGGCGGCATCAATTTGTATTCCCCATCATGCCGCTGCAACTGCTGTGTAATGTAGATTGTCCCATTTTTCAGATCAACATTATCCCATGTGAGGCCAATGACTTCCCCCTCCCTCATTCCAGTAAACAGCGCTACCAGGAACAACCGGCGCAGAGGTTCATTTGCTATCGCTTTGATAAACAGCTTTGTTTGCTGTTCGTCCATCGGGTTGATCTTTGCTTTCTGCACCTTAGGCAATACGCAAACAGCAGCGGGATTCAATTTGATGTATCCTATCTCAACTGCCTGCTGCAAAGCCTTGTGGACAATTCCATGCAGATTCTTTACTGTTTTTGGGGATATAGCCTTTTTATTGTCCTGCTTGCCGTTTAAGGCATCATTATAAAACTTTTGTATCATGGCAGGCTTTAATTTTTGAAGCTTCACAGAGCCTAGAAACGGCTTGATCCTGTATTCAATACAATTTTCATAAAGTGATTTTGTCCTGGGTTTTATGGATCCACAGTATTCATCTAACCATATTTTTAACCAATTGCCAAAGGTAAGCTTTGACGGCTCTGTAAATACTCCATTATCCAGATCGGAAGTTATTGCGGTGAGCTTCTTTCTCACTTCCTGCTGGTTTTTGCCATAAACGCTTTTCCTTACTTGTTTCCCAGTCGCAGGATTCCGACCCACGGTGTACCGAGCTTCCCAAAGCCCGTCTTTTCTTTCTCGAATAGAGCCGGCACCTTGAGCGTTTCTTTTTGCCATGAGATCACCACCTTATTTTTACATCTTGTCCCCCGCCCCCTCTCGTGGTATAATCATAACCACAAAGGGGGTATATAAATGGACGTTGAAACCAAAGAAATGTTGCAAGCTATTATCGCAGGCATGGACGGCTTAGAAAAAAGACTTAATGAAAACATCAAGGAAGAAATTAGAGGTGTAAAAATCCTCATCGAAAACGATGTCTCCAAGCGCATTGATTCCCTGTTTGATGGGTATAAGCTAGCCCATGAAAAGCAATGGGAACTTGAAAGAAAAGTTGAGCAGTTGGAAAAACGCCTGGAAGCTCTGGAAGCAAAGGCTGGTTAACAGGAGGCAATTAAAATGTTAGATCAGAATGATTTGCAAGCGATCGCTCAGCTAATGGATATGAAGCTGCAACCTATCAATGAACGATTAGACAAATTAGAGCAAGGCCAAAATGAACTGCGTGCCGATGTAGCCACGCTAAAGGAAGATGTGGAAATTATCAAAGAAGATGTGCAAGTTACCCGGAACGCCACCAACACACTTCTTGACTGGGCAGAGCAGGCGCAGCTCGAAGTCAAAATTCCCCTATACAAAAAAGCTGAATAACTTACATAGATTATTAGCCGAGGGTTCACGCCCCGGCTTTTTTGTTGCCCTTTTCGCCCTGTATGGCTAAAATCTCACAGCCGGATTTTCGGCTGCCAAATACCCGCAAATAGCTCTATCTTTCGCCACAAGGCTAGGTTAAGTTTCTTTATCCTTTTTTTCTTTCATTTTAAAGAAATTCACCATAGGAAGAATCAGCTCTCCACCGTTCATAGCCTGAGAAGTAATGCTGATAATTTGAGCACGAGCGATAGAGTATAAAGTAGCGCAGCCGTTCAAACCTAGCATTTCTGAAAATGTCTCTTTGGGGGTTGAAACAGAATCGGTAAAACAACCTCTTATGCTGAGATTCAAAGACAATCTTTCTTTCTTTTTAGAAAGAATATTAAGCTTTAAGTGTAAATCCACAAAGCCATATCGTTCATCTGTTTCATTAAGAATATCGATTGGAGGGATCTCATATTCCACATCAAAAACACACTTGGATAACAATTCTTGTGGCGGTAACTGCACAAAATCATTCTTTAAAGATAATTTTAATATTTGGTTCCCAACAAACTGAAACTCTGATTTAATATCTTTTAAATTCAAATTAATCACCCTGCTCCTAATAATCCAGGTTGAAACGCATAACCTTTAACAGATTTTGCCCATATTCCAGTAGGTATAACATAATATTCAGATCGTGGAATGAAAGAGATATCAAAATCTATATTTAGTTTTTCAAAAATTTCAATGGTTTTTTCATAGGTAAAGTTTTCATTTCCATTTTCCCACCTAGAAACTAACCCCTGAGAAACGCCCATAAACTTTGCAAATTCTTTTTGAGACATATTTCTAGATAAACGCTCTTCTAAAATTTTACTGGATATTTTAGCCATAAGGTCCTCAAATTTCTTTTCTTTCGGACTAAGGTCGCGGAATAAATCATCTGCCAGTTTTGCATTAGTCAATTTTTCTTGTAATGACATTTTTATCTCACCTTTCATTACCTAATAGCTTTTAATCTATTTCTCGCCTTTTTTTTACCAAACTCATAATCAGACGAATTTTTTTCTAAAAACACACTTAATAATATGGCATTACAAGCCTCATCAACTAAAAAAGTATATATTACTCTGGGGTTATGTTTGCTTTGCGGGTGCCGTATCGAATACAAATTATCCTCTATTTTTTCAAATTGGAAGCCATCTACCGCTTTCAGGCCTTCCTGATCTAGTATTTTAAGCCTTCGGCGCAGCCATAATTCATACCTTTTTAAACTAGAATAATCGTTCCTAAATAAGGCTCTAAATTCTCGATCGAAACATTCTACTTGATAAATATTATTGAAATCCGGTGTTTTTAATATATCCATCTCTTCACACCTTTATACATATAATATTACTTATAAGTTATATTTGCAATAGACATTCTGTTAATTTTTAAAAACAAATTTTTAAAAAACACTATATTTTGCCTATGGGTGATCCTAAGTGTTTTTATCCTGTAGGCTCATTCTAAACTGTTTCGCCCTTTCCGGTGATACTTGATGCTTCTCGTCAAAACAAAGCGTTTCTATGGTGTTCCTGGTAAGCTGTCGGATAGATTCGACTTCCTCCCGGGTAATAGAATAATATTTTGCATCATTTCTTGAAATATAGTACAGCTTGCTGTCTGCGTCAAAACCTATCTGATACCCTAAATCACGGAACCAATCCATTTTATCAAATATAGTATGAACCTTTTGCGGCTTTGTCTCTAACAACTCCGTTACATCTATTTCAAGCGCTGAGGCGATCTTTTGGAGTTGATCCATTCTTGGCTGACGTTTGTTAGCTTCGTAAAGCCTGATACTATTGACCGCTACATTTGCTTTTTCAGCCACTTCTATCTGAGAAAGCTTTTTTTCTTTTCGTATTTGTCGCAATTTAAGCCCTAAACTCATATAATCACCTCTCAATTATAGTTATTATATCAAATAACCATAAATGAATCAATAAAATCAAAAAAAAGAACTTGACAATAACCATTTTAATAGTTATAATAAACTTGTAACAAACCATTATTATGGTTATCAGAAAGGAGATATATCATGAAAATCAGTGAAAAAAAATTAGACATTGCTTTGGCAAAAAAATGTATGTCACTTACAGACTTACGAAGTGACTTTTCCTCATGCACGCTTTACAGAGTAAAGAACGGAGAAGTAACTACAAAGACCGCAGGAAGATTAGCAAAAATTCTTGGAGTAGACATCACTGATCTAATCGAAACCACGGAGGACTAAAACATGACACCGATGAAAGCCATTAGAGCAAAATGTCTTGACTGCTGCTGTGGTTCTTCTAACGAAGTGCGCTTATGTACTATTGAAAATTGTCCGCTGTATTCATACCGATTTGGGAAAAACCCAAACCGGGCAGGGATTGGAGGCCGGAATATACAATCTTTCCTCTCAACCCCCAACTCAGCGCAGGATTTAGAAAATAAACGCTTTAGGTAATATAAATTATTATCTGCGGCACAGAAGCACAGAATCCACAGTTAAAAAAGGGGTAAATCATGGGAAACAAAAAACGGAGGGTTATTCCTCCGCTTTGTACTCCACAATGTCACCGGGCTGGCAATCAAAAGCTTGGCATATCTGAACTATAACGCTAAGTGAAATAGGCTCATCTTTTCCTACAAGGCCCATTCATGGGGTTTTGTCTTTTTGGTATCTTGGTATCTCTGTGAGCTCCTCCACTCGTTCCAGGGCTTTCTGCTGGCCTTTCTCGTTGAGTTTATCAAAAGCCTCATTTAGCAGTGCCTTGTTGCGGCTGCCTTTATCCAGAGTATTTTTCTGAGACTCATTTTGTTCTAAGTTCAATTTAACTTGAACTATTTCCCTCAATGCTTCAATGTCTGAATTTTCTTTTTGATCTCCTACTATTCTCCTTACTAGTTCAATAGGCGCATCAAATTCAAATGCAATTTTATTTATTAATTCATCGTCGCGGCTTATTTTCTCCGCTTCCTGCTTTAAGTCAAGTAATTCTAAGATCGGAACGTCAAGTGCCGTGGCGATTTTTTCAATCGTGGAAGATTTAGGCTCACTTTTTCCATCAAGCCAATTTTTAATTGTTGTTGGGTGCACTTCCAAAATTTTAGAAAGCCTATACATAGTTGTGTGGGTACTATCCATCGCTTCTTTTAATCTTTGTGCAAACCCCATAAAAACACCACCATATATTTATTCTATATTTTTAGATTAAAAGCATTGACTATTCTATTATTTTAGAATATTATATAGGCACAAAGCTAATCTACATTTTTAGAATATCATGTTCTCTAAAAATAATCAATGTTAGGAGTGAAAAAAATGAGAATTGACCGAGTAAAGCTAGTTTCTGAAATGACCCGCCGTGATATGACAGTTATAAAGTTGTCTCAGTTAGCGGGAATTTCAAGGCTAACAGCTTCCAACGTAAAGCGGGGCGCAAGTTGCAGCGCGGAAACTGCGGCTAAAATTGCAAAGGTTTTCAATATGCCTTTGGAAGCCTTAATCGAAACGGAGGTGTAAAAAATGGGAAACGAACACTATTTTTAACGCCAAATAAACCCTTGGCATCAATGAAACTGAGACTCTCAGCGTCAAAAACTAAAAAAGGAGAGATAAAAAATGACAAACGAACTGAGAATATTTAGCGATGATATCATTCCAGTGTATGCCACAGATACTGGGAAAAAGGTAGTACTGGGACGAGAATTACACGAGCGACTTAAAATTTCGAGCAAATACGCAGATTGGTTTAAAAATATGTGTGGTTATGGTTTCGTGGAAAATACCGATTATTCATCGTTTTCTAAAAATTTAGAAAACGGTGGAGAAAGAAATTAATTCTGAAATTGTGTATCCCAGTAGAAAGTGATTGTAGCATTTCCATACTTTTTGGGGATATCCTCCGAACTGTTCAAAATATTCAGTTCTAAGTCTTTAAAGAATGGCAAAGGGATAGATTTGAATTTACTAATGACGAATTTTTTTAAAGATTCGTCCCCAGAATCATCGTCATAACATAAAACAATACTCAAAGTCAGAAAAGTATTATTTGAGAATATTCCTGTTGGTGTTACGATTCCCTTTAATTGGAATGGAGTTTTTTTGAACATCTCCAGTATAGAACATTCCACTAAAAGAGTATCGTCTGTAAGTGATGTGCTGTTAATTATGATATCAAATGGGACGTACGAAAAAAACTGGTCCGGAGTTACAAAGAGATAATTGCATAGCGTATTTATGGTGCCAAACTGGATTCCCTGCGCATGATTACTAGCTAATGAGGTCAAAGTCGTACGAGAAATTCCAGTATCATTTGTAACCTTAGTTATTTTTAGGTTTCTCTCTGCCAACAAGAGAGATAGATTACAACGAATCATACTTACACCTCCTTAATAATTGTACAGTCATTTGAACAAAAAGTCAAATTATTTTTATATATGTATTGACTTTATTAAAATTCAGGTGTACAATCTAATCACACAAACGCACAGACTATTGTTCATTTAAGGGGGTTTAGAAAGGAAATGTCCATAATGATAAGTAATAACTTTTCCCGGTTATTAGGAGAGCGATTACTTAAAATAAGCAAAATCGCAAAAGACACAGGTATTTCAAGAACTACACTCACCAATTTATATTATCGCAGAAGTGCCGCGATTTCTTTTGATGTACTTGATAAGCTGTGCACATACCTAAATTGTAAAATTGAGGATATTATTGAATATCAATCTCCGTAATTTAGAACAAAGGAGGAACTAAAAATGAACGAGCTAGTTTTTTTAGAACCAAACAAAATTGATTCCGAGCCATTTACTACATCTGACATTGTAGCCCAAATGACAGGCAACCATTACCGGTCTGTACAACGTATTATTGAAAAACAAATTGTTCGGCTTGAAACATTTGGAGTAATGCGATTTGAAATCACATTACCTCCCAAGGGCAGTAAAGGCGGGCGGCCAAAGAAAATTTATCGGCTAAACGAACCTCAGGCAACGCTATTAATTACTTTCCTTAAAAACACCGATGCGGTCGCTGATTTTAAAACCGAACTAGTCCGACAGTTTTACACCATGCGCGCGGAGTTGATGAAACGGAAGATGTATCGTATTGAATTGAAACCAATTCGCCGTGAAATGACGGATGTGATTCAATCAGTAGATTCCAGTAAATGGGCTTATAAAAAGTATACTGATCTCGCCTACAAAACAGCTATAGGGAAAAACGCCGCTCAACTTCGCAAAGAACGCAATGCCACGTCAAAAGCAAAGGCAATTGATTATATGTCTTCTGACGAAATTGCGGCAGTTAGTAAGCTTCAAAGCCAGATAGGAGTTCTCTTAGAAATGGGAATGAATTATCAACAAATAAAAGCAATTCTTCTAAATCGCCTAGTGATCGGGAAAATTGCTTAACAAAAGGAGTATCACTTATGTTTTATGTAAAAGAAAAAACGAACAATACAGAAATCCGTATTGAAATTGATGATGAAAACGTATTTACTGTTTGTCCCAAATGTGGCAGTGAGTTTTCTGTTTGCCTGAGAGACTTAGCAAAAAGTATTGATTTTGATCTTTATAGTACTAGAATTTGTTGCGATCACTGTTCATTGAATTAGGACAGACTTATTTTGTCAACAAATTTCTGTCTTAGCAAGTCTAAGTTAAAGGAGTGAACGGCATGGAAAGATTGACAGTTACCGTCCCTGAAATGGCTCAGATGTTAGGTATTGGCAGAATCAAAGCCTATGAACTGGCAAACATCAAAGGCTTTCCGGCGATCAGGCTGGGCAAAAGAATAGTTGTGCCCGTGGATCAGCTGAAAAAATGGCTGGAAGAAAGAGCGAACGCAGGTGATCCAAATGAATGAACTAACCACAGCGATCTTTATCATCTCTCTTGCATTAAACGGACTTCTGGCCGGAGGATACATAGAAGAATATCGAAAAAACACTTATAGAGAGGAAGTGCATCAACATGGACAAAAGCTGGCTAAAAAGCATATGCAACCGTGAAAAACAAATTTGCAGCATGACGCTTGCGATCACAGAATCGTTAAGGCACTCTCCTGGCAGCGAAAAGAAGGAATTTCTCCCTGGATTGGAATTATTAACTCTTCTTGTCATGGAACAGCATGAAGCTATGAAATCGGCACTGCATATCGAAGGAGGCGGAACTAATGCTAAGAAATGAATCCCCTCTCTCCTATGATGAAATCTATACAGACATCTTAGCCTCTGGGAATTGGCGATTCTCTCAAAAGCTGCGGCAATACTGGACAATGATTCCGCCTGAAAAGAAATACGAATGTTTCCTTGAATTTTATGTCACATCTGAAGGCCGTTTCAACAGAAATCTTGTGCGCTGGGCTAAAAAATACCGTCCCACTGATTACCTTATCGATCTGCCGGGAGAATATATTGATAAAAGCACTCTGGAGGTATACCGCGCCTCTACCCTACCTCCGGAATACGAATTTTTAATTCAAAATGAACCCGCATGGACATTAAAGAAAAGAGTCGCGGAGTGGTTCCGTGATCGCGCTAAATTAATTTCTGTTTCCAGATACATTTACAAGGCCACCATAAACAAGGACGACATTGTTGCCTATACGAATTGCAGAAAGGAATATGAGGTAGTCCAGATCGGAAGTGTAAAAGATATCCAATGTATTGAGTCCCCGCTGGATCCCAAAGTCCGATATCTTAAAAAGGAGATATCCATATGAAACGAACCTTATTAGAACGAATACAACAAATTGATATCGATCCTAACTATTGTATGCGAATGTCAGAGATCATAGAAATCGCTGATAACAGCAGAGGAATATGTGATGCGATTTGCAAGGCGTTTACCTATGGATACCTGAAAGGCCAGCGCGCAGAAAGGAAGATTCACGAAAGGAGCGTTATCAATGAGCAGCAAAGACTATTTGAGAGAAATCCTCGCCATGCTGGAGGGTAAGCCCTCTATCACCGGGAAGGTTTTCCACTTTACCAGAATCTTATTTTTTGAAAGGATAGAATAAACTATGCGCCAGATAAAAGAAAAAGCACCTGCGACGCCCGCCAGCATCACAAGTGCAAACCTCAATAACCAAGTAAAGGATACTACAAAAAGGCTTATCCGTCAAGCGGAATGTGCAAGTGAGGTAAGCCAGACTTACCCCGCCAAAGCGCCTTATCAGATTTCCGAATACCTAGAATACTGCGACTATGCGGGGAAACAGCCAAATCAAAGATTAATTGAATTTATGGAATCAAATAATGAGCCGTATCAATATTCCAAAAAAGTGCGTAATGATTGGGAATTAATAAAAGAAATAACCGCACTTTCTCCATCGGATCGCGACGATATAATCGAACTCATTGAGTTTTTTGTATGGAAAAACCAGCGAAAGAAATCACACATAGCCTAGGCCCTAATTTTCCAGAAAAGACGGTGACAAAATTGCATTTCGATAATATCCCAGAAAGCTTAAAGGCTTTAGATCAATGGGTATGCTGGGGCAAGCCGGGAAAGCCGCCTAAAATCCCCTATAACCCGGTTACAGGCTACCCGGCAAAAGCAGGACAGCCCGAAACCTGGACAAGCTTTAGCAAGGCTGTAGAGGCCGTAAAAGCCGGGGAATACAAAGGCGTGGGCTTTGAGCTTAACAACAATGGAATTGTGGGAATTGATCTGGATAATGTCGTAGATCCTAAAACCGGATACATAGTGCCGGAAGCCAAAAACATAGTAACCGACCTGGACAGCTATACAGAGATAAGCCAAAGCGGAAAAGGGCTTCATGTTTTAGTTAAGGCTGATCTCGAACTGACAGAGAATAGGTGTAAGCTTCAAGCCTGCAATATTTTAGGCGAAAAATGGCCGGGAATTGAGATATACAACAAAAGACGCTATCTTATCATTACCGGAGACAGGTACGGTGAAAACAAGGGCATAGAGGAAAGAAACGCTATTACCAAGGCCACAGTGGATTATTATTTCAGGCCGCAGGATACCACGGAATACACTGGTATACAAAGGAATACCACGGTAGGCGCTATAGATACCATTGGTATACCAGCGGTATCCACAACGGCCCCCGCCGATCAACTGAAAATCGGACTTGAAAAAGATTCCAAGCTGAAAGCCTTGTGGAATGGAGACAGGCCAAACGGCAATGAGAGCGCAGACGATCAAGGACTGATGAATAAATTAGCCTATTGGTGTAGCTGCAATCCCGCAGCCATGCGGGAGGCATTTCTTAACTCTCCCCATACTTCCAGCAAGGATCCAGAGCATCAAAAGAAGCTGAATCGCAAGGACTACCTAAAGCGAACCATCGAAACCGCCATTAAAAGCTGTAAAAGCACCGCGGCAGAGGATCATAATAATTATCAGATGGATCAGGTTAGAAAGGATTTTTCTGATATAGGCCTAGAGCATATCCCGGAATTTTTTGAGGGCCGCAAATTTCTTCATAATATTATGGGTGATTATCTTATAAAGAAACACGGTGTATGTAAGATCAACGGCTCAATTCATATTTATGACAACGGCGTGTATAAACAGGGTGAGGAAGCGTTACATGGACATATGCTTAAGCTGATTCCGACATTAACAGATGCAAGACGAAAGGAAGTGTACAAATATATCAAAGTCAATTTAAATACCCCTGTTAAAGAACTGTCCCCGCCACATTTTATTCCTTTTAAAACAAAGATATATGATTTAAAAAATAATCAATTTTTTAATTACGGGCCGGATTATGTATTTCTAAACCGTTTTCCCTACGATTACAAACCCAATGCACCAATATGCGAAAGTATCACCGGAACAATTAGCCGGATAGCCGGAGGAGATCAAGAAGTAATTGATTTACTTTATGAAGCGATTGGAAATTGTTTCTATATGCTAAATTCATTCCGAGGAGCAGTAATGCTCTACGGACCTAATGGGAGCAATGGAAAATCCACGTTATTAAATATGATCACTCGGCTTTTAGGGCGCGAAAACGCCAGTTTTCTTTCATTACAGGATACGGCGGAACGGTTCCGGTTGATCGAGGTCTACGGCAAAGCAGCTAACATAGGAGATGATATTCCAAACAGTTATTTGCCTGACAGTTCAGTATTCAAAAAGCTAGTGACAGGAGAACATGTAACCGCAGAAAAAAAAGGGCAGGACGCTTTTAGTTTTAAGCCTTATGCAAAAATGTTCTTTGCTATGAATGGGCTGCCACCTGTAAGCGATAAATCCAAAGCATTTTTCAGTCGAATTTTACTGATTCCTCTTACACAAGACTTCTCAAAAAATAAAGATACTAGTCTAAAAGATAAGGAATGGACACAAGACGAAATGGAATGTTTAACTAGTTTAGCGGTAGACGGATTAAGAAGGCTAATTAAGCAAGGCGACTTTACTCGTCCTGGAAGTGTTGCTGAAGCCATTGCGGACTATGAATCAGAGAACAACCCGATCGGAGAATTTTTGGAAGAATACGGCAATATTGACGGAAAACCCACGCAACGGGTTTACGATGATTTTTGTTATTGGTGCGACAAAAACGGCCACAAAACCAGGCTTACCCGCAAGCGGTTCACAAAGGCTGTCAATGATCAAACCGGAACAATCAGTATAGTAACCCGACACGAATATTTTGGAGGAAACACTGGCAGATGCTTCGTTAAGCCCTAATGTTTCGTTTATGTGTCGTTACACGATTAAAAAGTAGTAACAAAAAAAACGCATAATAAAGCCTTTTATCATACTCTGTTTCTTTGTCACTATTTTTTTACTATTTTATAATTATATAAATAAAATATATAATTATAGCCTATAAATTTAAAACTGTTCGGATATAAAAAATAATCGTGACAGTGACACAACGCCAACGACTGTGAAAACAAAGGAGGATAGAATGGGTTCGTCAAAAATTTCAAATTCTGTCAAATCGGCAGCTGATATTCAAAGACTGGATACCAGTTACTTTATTCCTTGGCGGCTAGATATGCTGTATGAGATAGAACCGGAACTAGAAAACGTAGCGAAGCGGGCAACATGGCGAAAGCACAGGCAATTTGCTAATAAATTAGAAGCCTATTCCATAGCGAAGCATGAAGCTGATTTCCTTGTTGGCTGGTTTGCCAGGGATCCGAGGCTTAGAAGTCAAGGTGCCTGGGACTGTTTTTTTGATTACATATTAGATGAATTAGGAATGTGAGTACGGCAAAAACATATTCTCATTTATGAAAACTGGAGGTAGCTGAAATGACTATTGAGGACAAAATTTTAAAATATATAGACAACCACGACTACGTAACATATCGAGAGCTAGAAGTGTTTTTTGAAAACAGCGGAATCGATTGGAAGGGAAATCTTGAAATTTATTCGGATGTTTGTGATAATGTTATTTTCTGGTCCGGCTGGAATGAAAAGGTCGTTTCCGCATTACTGTCTCTTCAATCACAAGGTAAAATAGAAAAAGAGCCTTGCGACGTTATTACATATATTTTGGACGGCAGTGTTATGAAATTCCCTGTCGTAAAGAAAAACATAAATTACAAAACGCCTCATTGGCTTCCAATAATATTTCGTCCAGCACCTAAAGAGTGATAGAGGAGGTTGAAAAATTGACAAAGAAGGAGTTTCTGAATCAATACCGTAATATAGAAATAATCATTGGATCAAAGCTAGATGAACTAGCGAAAACCAGAGAACGCGCTGAAAAAACAACACAAACCCTTTCTCCTGATAAAGTCAAATCTGAAAGCAGTGGAGGCCTTGAAGTTTCAATCGAAAAAATCATAGGATTGGAAATGGAGATTGCAAAAGAAATAGAATCTTTGAATATAGTGAGAGTAAAAATTGAAAAAGCTATTTCTAGCATAAATGATTATGGGCTGGAAAGTATTCTGAGATTGCACTATATCAATGGCATGTCTTGGGAAAAAGTTGCAGTTAAAATGAATTACTCTTATCGCCACACTACAAGACTACATGGAATTGCCTTGCAAAAACTGAACATTGAGTAAGATGTCCTTGAATGTCCCTCTTGACTTATTGTATCATTAAACTAAAGAAATAGGCAGAGGATTATTCCCCTGCCTTTTCGATATACTCCGCAATGAATTTTTTAATTTCGGTAGTCGGCTTTGTTCCGTTCTTTTCACACGCGGCCCGGAAAGCTTCCAGAACCTCCGGGCGCAAGTCTAACGGGAAACGGACATAATTTTTCCTCATATATGCCTGTTGAATCTCACTTTTGCTTTTTGCCACGCTTAAACACCTCCACAATGTCCCATACAAACACAATTAAAGTCAATCCTATTGCAAACCAGGTAAGCCAATTAAACCCATGCTGGACAGCATAAATAATATTGGCGGCGGTCAGCAGATACAGCGGCGAGTTCCTTAATAGTTTTTTCTTGCTCATATCAATTCAATGGGGTATAATAAGGGTGGAGTTCGGGGAGCTTTCGCTCCCCTCCCTCTTAGCCCTTAGAGATTGTGTAGATTACCAAGGCGACATTTGCGAGACCTGCGAGAATCTCAACTATTGTCTTGATATCTTCCACATTCTTTGGGGGCTTTTTCTTTTTCCCCACTGAATTCTCACCTCCTTTCCTTTGATTATATTATATCATCTACGTACGTATATGTCAACCCTTTTTCAAAACTTTTTTAAATATTTTTCAGCCCTTTGCCATTTGGCGGAGGGCTTTTTTGATACCCAAAAACAGGAAGTGATTTTTATGTACTGTCCAAGAGATGGAAAGTGTGTTTTTGACGGCTACAAGACGGCGGGAAAGCATATTTGCGCCTTGCCTAGATGTCAATATCCCCGTGAACTAAAACAGGCCTTACAGAACCGTATAGCCAATATTTTAGGACAGCCACAGGGCAGAACCAGGCGGGCGCGGGAGCTTGAAATTCTCAGAAATGAAATTGTTAAATTAAATTTGTAAAGCGGTGGTGGTATGGCGACAAAGTCGAACGAATTAAATCTAACAAGCAAGCAAAGAAAACTTGCGGAATTATTAGCAAATCCGGACTTCACCGGGAGCATCACAGAGTTATGCCGGGAATGCGGTGTAGCCCGTTCCACTTATTACAAATGGCTGGATAAGCCGGAGTTTACCCAATATGTGGACAGCCTGATTTCTAAATTTACAAGCAGCGAGCTTTCAACGGTTTGGAAAGCCTTGATCCGGCGCTGTTCTATCGGAGATGTTCAAGCAATCAAGCTGTATTTTGAAATGCGAAGGGAATTATCCTCAAAAGACGAAAGCGGGGTTCAGATCATTGACGACATCTAAATTATCCGGCATTGTCTCCCCCGCTTTTTACGACGTTCACCGGCAGATCAGAATGGGACGCGTTGACGAAGCGGTACTAGAGGGTGGCAGAGGCTCCACAAAATCCAGCTTCGCCTCAGTTGAACTGGTTCTGCTGCTTATAAGGCACCCCGACTGTCACGCCGTGGTGATGCGCCAGGTTGCAAACACGCTGCGGACCAGCGTTTACGCGCAAATATGCTGGGCCGTTACTGCTTTGGGATTAACCCAGAAATTCAAATGCACTGTTTCCCCAATGGAATGTACTTACCTTCCTACTGGGCAAAAGATCATGTTTTTCGGCATGGACGACCCGGGAAAAATAAAATCCATCAAAGTGCCGTTCGGATATATTGGAATGGCCTGGTTTGAAGAGCTTGACCAATTCGGCGGCCCTGAGATAATCAGAAATGTGGAACAGTCGCTTTTGCGCGGAGGTTCCTTTTCTTTTACCCTAAAATCCTTTAACCCTCCCTCCTCTGCCCGAAACTGGGCCAACCGGTATGTAAAGGAACGGCGGGACAGCCAGCTGATTCATCACAGCACCTATTTGACAACGCCTAAGGAATGGCTTGGACCCAGATTCCTTGCGGACGCGGAACGGCTCAAAGCAAAAAGCGAAACCTCCTACCGTCATGAGTATCTGGGAGAGGTTGTCGGCAGCGGAACCCAGGTATTTGAAAACCTGAAATTGGAACCGATTCCGGACGAAATGGTCCGTTCCTTTGACCGCAGGCTCCACGGGGTAGACTGGGGTTATTATCCAGACCCCTGGGCGTACAACGGAATGCAGTATGACGCGGCCAGGAAAACCCTGTATATTTTTGACGAGGCAACCGCCAGACGGAAAGGAAACTGGGAAACAGCCGATATTCTAAAGGCAAAGGGTCTCACTGGAAACGACAGAATCACGGCGGACAGCGCGGAGCCGAAAAGCGTCGGGGACTACAACGCTTACGGCTTATACTGCCGGAGCGCCGAGAAAGGCCCAGGGTCTGTGGAATACAGCCATAAGTGGCTGCAAAGCCTGGACTGCATTTGGATAGATCCGGTCAGATGCCCGGATACCGAAAAGGAGTTTTCGGAATACGAATACGAGCAGGACAAAAAAACCGGGGAAGTTTTAGACGGATACCCCGAC